GGATGGAACTATTGTTGATAGAGTTTACCATTTGATTTTTACTGATTGATCTGAAAGGTTTACCAAACAATCCAAAACACAATGCGTCAAGAATAGTTGACTTACCAGCACCATTCTCACCGATAATGAGTGTTGTAGGATTTCTGTCTAGTTGAATCTCTGTGGGTTGATTTCCAGTTGATAGAAAGTTTTTCCATCTCACATACTTAAAATTAATCATATTTCTAAATCTTGGGCCTCTTTGTAAAGTTGTCTCTGTATGTTTATTAATCTAGGTTTATCTAGTGTTGTATCCAGTTCCTTTACATACTTACTTAATATCGTCATTGTGTCTTGTGTATTCTCTACAATATCATCTGAAACAGAGTTAGCATCCATGTCAGAGAAGTCCTCTATAATTTTTACTTCGTGACAGTCTGCCTTTAACAATCTTTCAGTGAACTTATCAAACTGATATAAATCTTTTTTATTTACAACAATAAGTTTAACATAATTATCTTTATACTCTGTGATGTCGTGTTCATCATAGTTTTTGTCGGTGTCATCATAGTATATTTTCTTGTGAATAGTTCTAGGATTTATGATTCTGTCCAGTTGCCTGCTATCAGTGTTAAGGACATGAAATCCTTTTCTATCTCCACAATCGTTCCAATAAAACTCATATGGACTGCCCAAGTAATATATCTGGCCATCATCAGATTTGTGATGGAAATGCCCACTAAAAACACTATCAAATTTTGAAAAAATAGATTTACTATATCCATGTTCATTCTTCATACCTTTTATCATATCAAAACCAGCAATCTCTAAATGACCCATACACATATCGGCTCTTGATTGTTCTATAACCTTCATCGTTGAAGCATGGTTTGATGCATTTATCCAAGGCACAAACAAAACAGACAACTCACCAAATATGGCCTCTTCTGCCTCTGGATATATTTTAATATTTTCATATCTGTCACCAATTAATTCTACAACAGAGTTTACATCATTGGTGTTCTTAAAATAAGTATCATGGTTTCCAACCAGAACATGAAGTTCTATTCCAAGGTCTATGAAAGGCCTTATAAACTTCTCACGAAATTCTTTTGCCGTCCTATATGAAACATACTTGCGTCTGTCCATTATATCACCTAAGTGAATACAATGTTTGATATTATGTTCTTTTAGATATGGAAAAAATTGTTCATCATAAAACTTGTAAAAATACTCACTAAAATTTATGTTATCATTCCTTGCACCAAAATGAGTATCGGTAATTATTGCTACGTTCATCTAATATTTCCTACCACTACAATCCTTTCATCATCTGTTTGTGATACTGGAACTCTATGGTTCATCACAGATGGAAAAATAATTAAGTCACCCACTTTTGGATAGATATGTTTTTCTTCACCATTACCCACAAAAATAAATGGTTCTGTATTATCTGTTGTCTTTACATAATATGTCCAACTCAATGCAGATGGCCAGTGGTGATGTGTTTTTATATAGTGTCCTTTTCTATACAACGCACCCCAACAATCCTCTGTTTTAAAGTTATGTTCTTTTGGACAAAAGTTATCTAACACCAATCTTGATATTGTTTCAAACTCCTTTATAAAAAGGTGTGACTTATAATTAGTCATATGATAATTATCAAGATCTTGTTCTTTTTGTTTTTGTTCTACGTTTTCATCTCTAAACTCTTTTATCCTAGTTTCTATCAACCAGTTTAAATCCTCAATATATGGGTGATATTCACAATCATCAGGCCATACTAGATTCTTTTCTTCTTCAAAAAGATTATAATGTCGTGCCATAAATGCATATTGTAATTCTTGCACCACAATACCTTTCAGATCTGGCACTTCACCTTTTTTAACTTTAGGAGTTAAACCAATAGGGACTGTCAAATTTTCCATGTCAATTATCCATGAAGTTTTCTAAACCTTTTGGTTCATCTTTACTTTCTTTCTTTTTTGGTTTGTAAACAGCTTCATCTGGTAACATTACATTTGGATCAAATCCACCAATATTATAATTTGTAAAGTCTCCAGGCATAGTTGTATATTGTGCAAAATCTTGTTTCTCTATCATCTTATGTTTTACATGAGACTGTTTTTTCTCTTTTTGTATTCTACGAATAAATGCGTAGTAAATGATTTGTGTAAAATATGCAAATGGGTTTTTAGATTTTTCTGGATCAAAGTTGTGTATGTATTGTAAACAGTTCTCTATCCCATCACTAATCATTTCTTGTCTATATGTGTAGTTTATAAAATTAGGCCTATACGATAGACCATTTGCTATCTTTAAAAAACATTCACCAATATAGTTAGATATTCTAGGTGGTTCACTCCCAGATTCCTCTGCATCTTTACATTGTTCTTTCCACTCTATCATAGCTTGATGAAATTTTTTGTTATCAACATAATGAACAGTTTTTTGTTTTGCCATTGAAATTTCCTTGCGAATAATTAGATACATCTTACCAAAAATACTTGGTGATGTCAAGGTCAATTAATATTTTTTTGGGTGTTGACAAGACTGGAAAATGTGTGTATAATCACTTTGTGACTCATCAGATATAACTAGTGTATTGTACTTTTCTGTTTATCTAAGATAGCTTCCATTTCATCTAAATCATTTTCTAAATCTTCAATTGTCTCTTCTTTTTCTATTACTTTAATTTCTTTTTCTGTCGGGCCACCTTCTGTAAGATCCATATCTTCCATACTTTTTAAAACATACTCGTAGTATCTTTTCAATCCAACACTCACTGGTGTCATTAGCACGACTGTGTTTTTATGAATCGTAAACTCATCCTCATCAGAGTAAGGCTGTATCCATCGTGAAAGACCTAATGATTCTATCATGCCTTTTTCTGTGGTTCTATTATAAGTTTCCATTTTTAGTGGTGAAGATATTATCAAAATATTTCCATTCTCATCCTCAACATTGCAGATGATATCCTCTCCATTTGATAATTTTACCATTTGATAACTCATAGATTTACCTTACTAACTTTGTAACTAAAGTTTTCCCCTTTATAGATATTTAGTCTTTCTGTAAAGTGTCTATATGTGAAGTTTTGTCTTGATTTGTACGAGGCATTGTCGGCAATATCAAACAGGCGAACAACTGATTTATTCTCCATCTTTCTAAGTCCACGCCCAATCGACTGCAAGACCCTGATTTTGCTTTTTGAAGGAGAGGCGAACACGATGTTGTTGATATTCCTAATGTTAATACCAGTAGAAAATGTACCATAACTCGCAATGATAAGAGAGTCTTTTTCTTTTTCAACGATACCCCTAATCTTCTCTCTCGTTTCAGTTGTCGTTCCACCATATACAAAGAATACTTTCTTGTCAAGCTTTTTAATTTCATTGTGTAACAAAACTCCGTGTTTATCCACCAGTTGGAAAAGAACCAGTGTATTACCTTTTATTGTCTTGCACAAATTCTCTATAAACTTATTTCTCTTCGTATGTGATACAATGTAGTTTAGTTCCTCTGCGTATGTATATTTCTTAATCCTTTTACATTCTTCATCGGTATGTTTGAGCACAATACAATCTATGTCTAGTTTTGCAAGTGTTTCATCGTCCATCAGTTCTTTAGTGGTAGTGACTTGTGTGACTTTACCAAACAAACCTTCAAGCACAAGTCTATGTGTTTGTGTTCCATCAAGTGTTCCTGTCAATCCAAACCTATATTTACAATCAGCACTTCTTGCCATTATATCTGTGAGTGACTTGGCCTTAAATAAATGAGCTTCATCACCTATGATACAACCATATTGTGCAAAGTAAGGTCTGTGAAGTTTATACAAACTCTGCCATGTAGAAATCACCACAGGTTTTTTAGAACCCTTGTCATGTCCAGCATACACTCTATGAATATGCTCGTCTTTCCAACCGTAGTCAATAAAGTCAGAATACATCTGTTCAACCAAAGATGTCGTTGGAACAAGTATCAGTGTTTTTAGATTCATCAAATGATAATAACGAACAAGTGTGTAGATTATTAGTGACTTACCCGAAGCAGTAGGAGATAAAAGAAGACAACGATTTGTTCGTATAGCATGAAATATTGCATCAATTTGGTAGCCACGAAATTCAATAGACTTCCCTCTGGCTTTTGGTCGTAGGGACTCGGCAAATTTTCTAACGCTTTCACGATCAATATTCCGTTCATCTTCTACTCCTTCCTCTATTATATATTCTACAGAGTTTCTAGAACAAAACTCTTTTATGTAAGGTAAAAGACCAACATATATTCTACCATTGTGTGGAGAAAACAATCGTATTTTACCATCCCAAAGTTTCTTACGATAATGAGGCATATACTTAGCCCCAGGCACTTCAAACGTGAAGTAGTCTGTAAGTTCTCTTTCCAGATCGTCATCTACCTTGAGTTGTAGATACACCTCATTTATTTTAGATATTAACATCTTGCAAACTATTCGGTTCTCCGTACATACCTCTGATAATAAAGTTCCAAGATACACTTACTCTTTCAGAACCAGTTGGAGGCACCCAATGTGTTAACCAAGATGGAAAGATAATACCAACTCCAGTTGTGCAAGGTATCGCAATGATATCAGAGTTCAGTGTATTATCTTTATTTTTGTTTGGCCTCATAACGTGTGCGTGTGGCCGTGGATCAAAAAACTGTATAGGGGATGATAGGTCATCAGACTGCACATAATACACACCAGAGAAAAGATGATTAGAATGTGTATGTGGTGCGTGTGCGTTTCCTTTTGGTAGTGCATTACCCCACATCCCTGTCATTTCTAGTGAATCGTACTTGAACTCCATCTTTTTCACAACCTCGTGAGTTGCGTCATTGATCGTATTTCTCAACCTCGCAAACTCTGGTATTTTGTGAAGATTATTTTTTGTGTGTTTTGATAAACCAGCAACATCTAGGGTTTCATTATTTTTTGTACCCTTTATATAATCAACCATAATCTGTTGTTCTTCTTGCTCCATCTTATGATTGAATATATGTAGTGCCGTGGGAAAAACTAAATGCGTCTTAATTTTTTCCATAGAAGTCCAGCCTATCTGAATTTGCATCACTTCTAAAAGTTTTAAAAACAACACAAGTTCTTAAATCATAACATTGTCTAGAAACTGGCATGGCTTGATGATTTAGTTTTGCATCAAAAACAAATAAACGGTTTCCAATATAGTTTACATATTTTTCTATCTCATTTTTTTGTTCATTCCAAATAACAGTTCCACCCAACCACTCTGGTTTCCAATCAAGTCTTGGATAATATATCATTGTAAAATCGCCATCGTCTATGTGTAAATGTGGTTCTATACCATGAGTGTGTGCATTGCAATAAACTCTTTTAAAATATTGAACTTTATATTTTTCCTCAAAGTTATATTTTGTTTTTGCAGTTTCCCAAATTGAATTAAGGAAACTATACTCTGGTTCAATTGTTTCATGTCCACAAAAAGTATGCCAATGTTTATTAACTTCTTTACCATTAGATTTATAATCATATTGCCAAGTTATTTCTTTCATTTCCATATCAATTAATTCTGCGACATGAGGTTCTAACACATTATCGTAAATATCACAAATCATTTTCTTCTCCTACATTAATCAAGTCACTATATTATTTAGTATGTCAACCCTGCTTCAAACTTCTTCCATTCAATAGCATTTTTGATATCCCAACCACGATTATCCACAGACTTAATTACACCCTTGATGTAATCAACGACTGTTTCTAAATATCCTATTTTATTTTCTGCATCTATGATTTCTTCATCAGCAGATATATAAACACCTAGATCTGTCTTTAGAACTTTAAGGTCAAAAGGTTTACTTGCATATATTTTTGCATCAGCTTTACCACCATAGTATTCCCACTTTTCACGATACAATCGTTTGTAATCTCCTTTTGCCTTAAACAAAAGAAGTTCAAATTTAGATTTGTGGTCTAAATACTTTGCTTTGATTTCTTGATTTTTTAAAGATTCAGTATCTAAGTGTTCATCATCTACTCTCAAGTCTTGTGAGACTTGAAGTTTCAATTCATCCAAATTCATTTTCACTCCGTATTATAAAGTCACTATCTCATATAATTTATAACGAAAGTCAACAGTGGCTGTGAGATATTCAACATCTGCGACTTGTTGTGTATAGTCTAGTCCAGACAACGCAACTGGGAAACAATCAGCAAACCGAACCTCTACGAGTGGATTATTTTTATTTGACAGTATTGAAAGTGTCGCATCAGAATATAAAGGTCTTTCTGCTACTGCTTGACCAACTTTACCTATATCAGTTTGTGCTTTACCAGCTGCGTTTGATGTGTTTGATGTGCTAGAACGAAAGTCTGTAAACTGTTGTCTAGTTTTTGGAAACCCTAAACCTATCATCCAGTTATGCATTTCTATGTAGTTTTCTAAACTTTCATCCACAAGAAACTGAACATTCAAACTTTCGTAAGTTACCTTATCACCAACGTAAGGTATATCTTTGTAGGGTGTTGGTATTACTGCTTCACCCAAACTTATGCCAGGGATATTCGCAGTCTGAACAAAGAACTGCACTTTAGGTATCTGATTCAGAATAAACCTAAACTGTGTTGGACTACTATAATCCAACTGATCTGGTTGTCTATTGAGAGGTGATGTTTCCGTTGTCATAATAGTATTTATAAAGAAAAAAAAGAGGGGAACAAGTCCCCTCTTCTTTTGGTTGGTTGGTAAAAAGATTACATAAGGTTAGTAACTTTAACTCTTCTGTAATACTTGTTGGTGTTTCCAGAGATATTGATTGCACCATCGTTACTAGCAGCAACTGTACCAGTGTGGAATGGGTTTGCAGCAATACCATATCTGGTCTTGAAACCAATCTTTGGTTGGAATGAACTCTCACCCACTGCACGAACCATCTGAAGTGGAACGTATGGGCAGTAGAACATACCAGCATCGTATGGGGAAGTTCCCTTATAACCAACAATGTAGTATTGTGATGCGGCCACGTTTGCAGCATATGGGTCAACATACACTCTGAAACGTCCGTTCATAACACCAGCAAATGTTGTTGAAGTATCATCAACATTCAAGTTGTTGTTAAGAGCAGGGGTATAATCAAGGATACCAGCCATTTGCAATGCAGATGCGACATCAGCAGAACAAAGGATCAAGTTACCTTTTCCTCTACGAGTTTGTTGACCGATTGCGTTGGCATCTCTCTCAATCGCAAACATCAAACCTTTGAACTTCTCAACTGACCAACGTCCGTTTGAGTCTGTATCCAAGTCAAAGATACCAGCAGTCGTTGTATTCACCTGAGCACCAGCAACAGCAGAAACATAAATGTTTCTTACAACTTCTCTGTTGATCTCTGCAAGAATTTCAGCAGACAGAATGTTTGCAAGTTCAGTTTCGGCATCCAAACCATGAATTGCTTTAAGGTCTTGAGCAAGTTCCATAGTGTATTCTGCCTTGAGGGCACGAGTTACGGCAGTAACGGTGTGCTTCTCAATGCTGAACGCCATTTCTGCGAAAGCATTTGTTCCAGAGTCACCTAATGCTTCACCTTGAACCGTGGTCATACCAGTTGCACTGGTGTAAGTTCCAGCAGATGGGCTATCGTTCAGAGTGGCAGGGTTAGTTTCGGTTGAACCGATATCACCACCACCGATAGTTCCAGCAGCATTTTGGTTTGCAACATCTGGGAAAGCCTCATCGGCAAGTGCCTCTGCACCATCCATTGAAGCAAATCTTGCTCTCATTGCAAAGATAAGACCAGTTGGGCCAGTCATTGGTTGCACACCACAAATGTCATATGCAATCAAGTTTGGCATGGAACGTCTTACCAGTGAGATAAGAATTGGATCGAAAGTATCCAGAGAAGCATTACCACCGATAAAGTTCGTTGGAGCTGTTTCTGCAAGGAAGTTTCTGTCCTCTTTAATTGATTTTTCTTGGTTTTCCAAGATAATAGTAGTAACGGCACGCCTATATGAATCCTCAATCTTTGGGAGATCTGGGTGTTCTAGGACTGGCTGCCACTTTTCTTGTAGATGTTCTGTTTGAAACATTTGGTTTCTCCTTATTATTTTCTACTATTTATAAAATTGTTCATTTTGCACGCCTATTTCTTAACAGACCTACCAATTGCAGACATATATGCCGCCATTGAATCAGTTGTGTCAACAGTCGATTGTGCGTTGCCAGTTTCTACATCATCTATGGTTGAAGAGACTGGTTCATCAGATGGTTTTACACTTGGGAAATAACTTTCCTTGAGTGTTCCCAACTTTTCACGATAAGATTCTTCGTCAGAATAATCTACATCTTCTACAAGTCCCTTAAACTTTTCAATTTCTGTTTCAGCCAAATCTGAACTTAGTTCAGATACGACCTGTTCCTTCACTAGAGTTGCGTTTGTATTCTTCAACTCAATGGACTTCTCCATCATTTCATTGATTTTGCCCTCTAGTTCTGAAATCTTTTCTGATTGTGCCTCAAGCACATCATACTTTTCATCTGGAACGTCAACGTAGTGATCTTCAAACAACTGTTTTAGACCAGAAATAAAGTCCTCAGCAATCTCACCCTTCAGGCCTCTTTCGATTGCCAACTCGTTTTCTTTCATCCATTCTTCAACAACATAGTTAAGGTATGTGTCAACCTTTTCAGTCAACTCATCCTTTGTTGCGTTCATATTTTCTTCCAGTTCATTTCTGTAATCTTCTTCCATACGTTCTACTTCTGAACGTACTTTAGACTTTACCGCAGCCTCAAATACAGTTGCAGCTTTTTTCTTGAACTCCTCAGAGAGATCACCCTCTCCATCAACTAAGGCATCAACGTGTTCAGAAACATCAATGGACTTCAGTCTAAGTTCCACTGCCTCTTTCTTTTCATCGTCTTCGTGAGCACCTTCGTGAGCACCCTCTTTATTTGCACCATACATTGCATTGACCATTTTGACCATATCGTCCTTTTTACCGTGTTTCGCCATTTTCAGCATCTTGTCCATTGTTGCGGTAAGTTGGGTTTTAGTCATTTTCTCTGGGTGCATATCTTCGTCTTTACCATGATCTTCAGAAAAAATAATTCTCATGTCTTCTGCCATGACTTTTTCTTCAACACCATGTTTGAATTGAACGTCATACCACTCAACATATCCGTTGTCATCTGGAATTGCGTGTGATCTAAGAATTGGTTTACCTTTACCCCACTGTGGATGTTCTACCATTGTAGCACAGTCGTGATCTTTTGAATGACACAGTTCTCTGATCTCGTCATCTGTATAACTGTCCATTGGATCATAACTTGCTGCAAGAGGTCTGTTTGGTGTTGGTGTGCCATCGGCTTTACCATGTGCCTTGTCCATCTTGTCAGCTTTTCCTTTTTTCGGAATTGTTGTATCTGACTTTACACCTTTGGATGCTGCAGCTCCACCATGTGGTGCAACTTTATCTGGTGTTGAGCCAGGGATTGCTTCCATGCCACCATCTTCTGGGTTTGTTTTTAACTTCTGCATTGGGTCAGTAGCAGTTGCATTGGGTTTTAGTTTCATCGCACCATGTTCAGCTTCTTCAAGCTCCTCTAGCACTTCCGATTCTAATTCCTCAATGGTTTTGTCTAGTTCATTAGCCATGGGGATTACTCCTTATAATGTTTTATTAACCTATTTATAAAATTAAAGTTTTTGAAGAAACTTTGCAAATGCCAAAGCATCCGCAGCCGCATTATTTGTTCTGTGGTTTTCTTCAATGGTTTCTTTTATTTCTGCAACATCTGCTTCTTTGATAAGTCCGTTGTTCCAGACCCACTCTTTACCTTCCATAATACCTTCTACGAAAGCATTTGGTGCAGATGGATCTGCGACAATATCAGCAGCAGTCGCAAGATAAAAGTCGTTTCTCACATAGTTAGCCCCATTCTTTTGGTCTAAACTTCCCATTCCTCTTGATGATACACCTAGTTTTGCACCATCATCCATAAGAGATTTTACAATTTCTCCCATTGGTGTTGACAATACCTTTGCCTCACCAATGAAATTCTTTCCATCTGGATAGAGATTTGTAATTAAGTGTGATGCTCTTTCCAGATTTACAGTCGGGCCGTCTGGGTGTCCTAGTTCACCAAATGCCCTTTTCTGACTGATGTAATCTTTACTATATCTTTTTACTTCTTTCTGAAGAATTTCCATAGGATATATTCTACCATTCCGATTTTTGATATCGGCTTGCATAAAAATACCTTTTATTTTATAGTTCTTATTACCCTTCTCATCTTGTTCTATGAGATAATCGGTATCTTGTTCAATATGTTCTGATATTAATTTTAATGTGTATCCCATGATCGTTCCTAAACAAAATTAACGTGTGCGACTTCTTCAACACGAACAACTGCATCACTACCAGATGTTTCGTTTATCGCAGATAAGGTGAAGTTTGACTCTGCTCTATTGTAAAACAACACAGTCTTACCTGTTGAGTCTACCCCACTTTCTAATGTAATGGTATCTCCAGCATTTGAACTGGAACTATCTGTTCCATTCAATAATACTTCGCCAGGCCCCATAGTTGGTTTTGTATCTGGAGTTAAAAGAGTAGAAGTGTTTGCCTTTAGTGTGAAACCATTTGTCGCAGTTGCAGCAGTCCCTGCTTCCGTTATTTTAACAGAGACATCATTTCCACCAACCTCTGTAACTCTTACAGCACTATTCGGACTGAGCACACCAAGATCTAGAGAATGAGCTGCGTCATCTCCAAGTGTATTAATTATTCCGATATGTCTTACTAATCTAAATGCCATCATCTACTCCTAAATTGCTAACATCTCTTTTTCAAAGTATCCCATAAGTTGTCTCTCTGGCACCTTATATTTTTTAGATACTTGTTTTATTGTTTTTTCAAAAGTATTTAGGAAATCTGAAGGTTTAGTGTCCATTTTATTAAAAATATCGTCCACAGCATCTTTCATCTTAGGAGATAGTTTTTTGTACTCCTTAGATTTTTTATGCTCATCTTTCTCTGGTAGAGATGTATAGAACGAATTAAACTGTTTCATCTTCCTCTACTTCTGGTATGTGGTTGCTTACTAACGAACCAGCAACCTCTCTTCTTTTGTTTTCCAAAGCATCACCAACTTTTGACGACATTGCCATTTTAAATGCATCTTCAGCATCTAGGTTTTTTCCATTCTGTAACGCATCTACAAATTCTTTCGCACTCATTGTTGTTCTCCATTTTTAGGTTGTTCTGGTGGGACTTCACCTTTATACTTTGCCACATCATCTGGGTCAAGTGGAGCACCATCAGCAGATGGGTATCTGGTGATACCATCAGTTCCATCTGGAACATCAATTCCACCCTCGTCTGGGTCAAGTCCAGCCTCTCTGTTTATTTCATCTTGCATCATATCAATCTCTGAATCGGTAAGGTTAAGAACATTTTTCTGAACCCATCTCTTACTATAGAAAGTCCCAATGTAACTTTCAATGCTGCCCAACGCATTGATTCTGTCCTCAAGTAATTCTGCTTTCTTGAGTTCTGCAAAATGTCCGTCTTGTAAGAAGTTGTACTGAATATGCTGATGCATACCTTTCCAATCTTCTAAAGTAATTACACCTTTTAGTATAAGTTGTGTTTTTAGAATGTCTGTAAATAAAGGTGTAAACTTCTTTCTTAATCTCTGGACAAACTTTGTAAATTTAAGTTCATCTCGTGTAATCTCTGTTGAACGACCAAGACTAAAACCAGCCTCTGCCTCTAGTCTTGAGATTGGCACGTTCAAAGAACGATATAGTTTTTTCTTAAAGTATTCGATATCATCAATCTCTCCAAGATTTGAACCGCCAGGCAAAGTTGTAATCTCTGTTCCTCGTCCACCCTCTCGTCTAGGCAACCAGAAATCTTCTAACATCGACATATGATTTCTGTCATCTCGTATCTCACCACTTGATGCATCATATACCAACTTGTTACGATAACGATTCATCACATCTTTGAGGTATTGCTCTGCTTTTATCTTTGGCAGATTACCAACATCAATATAGAAGATACGTCTTTCTGGAGCTCTTGATATGCGATAGATAACAAGACTATCCTCAATCATTCGCAAC